CGCATCCGGTACCACTTGGCATATTCCATTGTCTGGACACCGACACTGTCTCTGCGGTTGGTGTTGTAGTTCCATTTCGCAGATTGCGTGACCATCATCTTTCCGGTACGCGGGTCACGATAGGTATAGACGATGTGGTCGATTCCCTTGAATCGTCCGCGTTCCCATCCCCGGTCACCGGTATCCATCCCAATGACCGTTCCTGATTTGATGCGGGACGGGTCGAGCTCATCCCTACCAAGAAGCCTTCCAGAACGTTTTGCAAGAGTCTGAATGATACCTGCGGCTGTTCCGTTCTTATAGATGTCCTTGACAAGTCCCTTTTCAAACTTGTCCGGACTATTCTGAATTGCATCCTTGAGCAACTGCCGACAATAAGCAGAGCAATCATTCACGCCGTCGCGGGCATACTTTGTCCCAACCTTCTTGGCATATGTCTTGATGGCAGATTCATCAAGCAGGCGTTCCATACCCCCGATAGACTTAAGACTGCCGGGAGTGGCGTAGTTCTCAAGAATCCTCTGCTTTTCAGCATTAGATTTCCGGTTGAAAGCAGAAGCTGCACTTGATGCAGAACCAGAAACAGAAACAAGGCTTCCGCTTGCTCCACCTGACCAAGTGGATTTCGACCGCATATAGTCGTAAACCTCTTGCAGGCTCCTTGCCCTACCTTTTCCGTTATTGGTATAGAAAATAGCCCTGTTTGGTGCTACTTGGTCCCTGATATTCTTGTTGGAAGAAGCAAGCCATACGGAAGCCATGCTTGCATTAGGGTTTTTCCTGAGTTCCTGAAAGAATTTTTTCGCACCACCAGTTCCAAGGAAATTTCCCATGTACAGGCTTGCGCCTGAAACTTCAATGCCTGCCTTTCTGAAGGACCGCTCATGTTCCTTCATGTAGAGCGCACCAGCCAAGGCGTTCTGTCTTGGGTCAAAAACGCCATCATACGTCAGTCCGTACTGCTTGCCGTACTTCCTGACCATCGCTTCCCAAGAGCTTTTTGTGAATTGGAACAGCCCCCTTGCAGAGGAAGTTCCTGCGCCGGCTCTTGCATTAAACCCTGATTCTTGATGAGCTATACCGAACAAAAGGTCTTCTGAAAGTCCGGTCTTTTGTGCGGCGTTCTGAATTGCTGATGCGACTTCGGAACTTGGCTTTTTGGATTTTATTTTTTCTCCCAAAGCCTCCTGAGAACGCCCACTGTAATCAGGTAATGTTTCTCCAGTCGATTCGTACTGCGTTGGATTGCTGTCACTGGTTGAGCTGACCGATTTCTCTTCATCAGAGGTGTCGAATTTGAATGATTCAATCTTGTCCGCCAGTTCATCCATCCCAATCCAGCGGAGGAATTTTGCCAGCGCGCCAGTCAATTCATTTACCCCGCTCTTGATGGCAAGGACCATGCCGTCCCAAGCCTTACGGACAAACTCGAACCGGTTTGTGACTTTGTACAGGACACCCATCAGCCCAACAAACAGACCGATGGCAGTTCCAATCGGATTGAAAATCAGACCAATGGCGACAACCAAAGCCCCAATCATCACGATTACTTTGTTGATGAGTTCAGGGTCTTTTTGAAGCTCTGCGGCGAAGTCATTGAGCCATTCAAGCAGTTCTTCAAAAACTGGAATCAGTTTGGTTGCAATCTGCCGTCCAAGCTGTTCAAACCGTTGTTTTGTTTCAGCCCATTGACGTGCCGCCTTCTCAGCGGCTTCATATTCTTCATTTGTGGTTTTAATCAGTTGACGCTTGGCGTTGTACTGCTCCCTCGTCATGCGGACAATGAGTTCCGCCTCCTCTGGATCGAAACCACGGCTGCGGGCAAGTGTTATAGCTTTTGTTTCATCTCCGCCAGCTAGCTTACGGTAATACTCACCGGCTTCAAGCAGGGCATTATCTAAATCTTTCCGGACACCATTCTTATCAAACAGCGATACACCGGACAAAGATAATTTTCTGACTAATTCATTACTTGCCCCGTTTCCACGTTCAAGGTCCGCCCTTGCCTGCCCAAGCTGTCTTACAAGGTCAGAAGCGACATCTTTATCGATGTTCAGTCCAATAGCGGCATTCTGTAAAGCCTCTATATCCTGCCGTGCCATGCCGGTTGCCCGTGACAGCTTGCCAAGAGCAACGGACGATTCCATGGCATCCGAAACGATTTTCTTACCGAAGCTGAACAGTGCGAACACCCCAATGAAACGGAGTGCCGCACCACGCAGCTTGATGAACATGTCAACGCTTTTCTTGCCTGTCTCGCCTATCTTTTTGGTCGTCTCATCCGCTTTCTGCCCGACCTTGCCGATGTCCTCTCCTGTCTTTTTGGCGGCATCAGAGGATGCACCCATGGCTTTTTTGGACGTAGTCTGGGCTTCAGACAGGATTTCCCCCAACCGTTGATGCAGTTTTTCGAGGGTTTCTTCTGCTCCATTGTCACGGGCGAGAATCTCGATAATCAGTTGGTCGACTGTTGCCATTTTTCTACTGCTCTCTGGTTGTAGGAATTGACGTTGATGATTTCCAGAAGGTCATAAGCATCTTCAATGCCATAAACCGTCTGAAGTTCGTTAAGGGTTGCTAATTTGGATGAAACGATACTGCCGATGACGGCAGGCACGTTGACGTAGTCGATTAAACCGTTCGGAACGGTCTGCTCCAAGCCTACGTCCGGCTCAGAGCGGAAAGAAAAAAACCGAAGTTCAGCATGAAGCTTTCCTTTTTCAAGGTCAGCAATGTGCTGATTTCCTCGATGTCTTCTTCTATGATGTTACGGGTGATACTGTGGTTGGTCGGGTTCTGCCATTTCACGCAAGCCATAAGCTGTGCGGACAGTTCCTCGATGTCCTCTAACGGAATCTTGGAAAAAGCCGCAAAGCCGATGGAGGCAAGGGTTGCCGAGCTGGCTTTTGAAAGGTCAACATCAACCCCCCCTGCTATCAATGCCTGGATGACACGGATGGCAAACTTCTCCCCCTGCGCTGCACTCATTTCAGTGACCTGGAAATGTTTGCCTTTGTCCCGTCCTTCATCTTCAATGACGATAGTCGCCGTTTTTCTCGCCATGGTTCACTCCTTTAAGCCGAAATCAATACCCGGTCGATGCGTTCACAGGAAACCCGGTAGGTACGCTGTCCCAAGGTACGGGTGTGTGGTGGCAACGGGGTCATGTTGGTCAGCACGCACTTAGTGAAGGTGTACGCTTCTTTCGTGCCGGGGATGCTCAGGGTGAAACGGACAGGCAGTTTTTCCCTGCGCTGTTTCTCGAAGTCTTCCAAGAGCTGGAAGGTATCGATGCTCTTGGAATCTGCCTGAAGGGTGATGGTGAAGACGGTGATATATGGCACGCGGGCATAGGACATTTTGCCGTCCACACCCATCATGGCAACACCGTTTTCAACTTCTTCCGCCGCGATTGCGGCATCCGTTGCAAATTCCTCGATACGGACTGCAACCGGGAAAATATCGTCCTGACTCATCATCAGGACGGAATTCATACTGGTTAAAGTTCTATCTGCCATGTTTTACCTCACAGGATGACGTAAGAAGGAATCGTGATGCGCTGGATGCTGCCGCCGTCACAATAGAAGAAATAGATCGGCGGGGACTGACGCTCCCCACGGGTCTGTGCAGTGGAATCGCCGACATAAAGGTAGTAGCCCTTAGTGTAGAGTTCATTCGAGATGTCAAAGCGGACAATCGACTGAATCTGGATTTTCTGGCTTTCGCTCAGTTCAATGCCGGTACGGATGGAACCGTTGTAAAGCCCTTGGTCAATCGGGTCCTGAGCCGCAGAACGAATCTGGGTCTTGCCTTCTTCGTTGTATGGCAATGTGTTGATGCCACGGAGGAGGTCAATCATTGCGATACGCAGCTGGGCATTCAGGAAAATCTGGTTGACATAAGAGTCCAGCCACTTGTATTCGCCAGCCAGTTTGCCGTCGTAGAAGAAGTTGTAATTGTTCGCTGGACCGTCTGCCGCATATGCACCGTAGTAGCTGTAACCGTTGGACAGCAGTGCGTTGGCTTCACGCAGGGTGGAGACGGTTGCCTCAAGCCCTTCCATGGACTTGAATGCGAAGGCAGTACGTCCGTTGACGGCATTCCAGTTGATAGATGCGGCAATGTTCATGACGAATGCCGCAACTTTTGGATTGTTGTAACAGACCGGAACATTGTAAGTATTGGTCTGAATCCACTGCCCGAAAGTACCGGTTGCATCAGGGTTTGCCGCTTCGCTGTTGTTGTCCCATGCCACGAACAGATATTTGTGGTTCTGTTTCGCCTGCCACTGTGCAAGGCTCTGCATCGTAGCAATATCAGGGTTGCTGGATGCAAACAGGATGGTGAAGGTTGACCAATTCAGGTTCAGGGTTGCCGCATTGGATACCGCGTCCAGAGCAGAAACGGCATTTGAACCCTGCGACAGTGTTGCATCAGATAAACCGAGGTCGTATGCCGCATCTCCACTAATGGAAGAGATGGTGGAATTTACACCAGTTGTCCCAGAATAGATTTCAAACCTAGAGGCTTCTGCATCCCATGTAACGGACTCGCCGTTGGAGAAACCCAAAGCCGTCTGGATTGCCTGAGCCGCCGCACTGAAAGAAGTGACTTCTGCAAGGGACAGGCTTTCGGTTGAATGCTCAGTTCCGTCGATGGTGACGGACAGGGACCCTGAAACAGCCTGGATAGTTGAAAGTTCCACACCTGCGAGGGAAGTACCCCTAGCCCATGCGCCGGTTGCTGAAGTGCCGTGTCTGGTGAAGAACAGGGCATTTGGAGCCAAAGCCTGACGGACATTGGTTGTGCCGAAATAAATCGAAGCGACTTCATATTCGGTTGAGGTGTTGCCGAAATACGATTCAACCTCATCCAATGTGTAACAGGTCAGCAGGCTGTTCACTGGGGCGGCAGAGTTGGTGGTCAGAATCAAGCCGTTGAGCGCAATCGGGTTACTGCCCGTACCGACCACTCCGGGATTGATCTGGATTATTTGCGAAATTGGAATACTCATGTTTTATAGTCCATTTGCTAAGATTGGAAAAACCGGCAGTTCCTCAATCATGGTGACGGGGGTCGTGACGGTCGGGTTGATTTGGAGGTGCGCCTCCGTTGTCCACCGTTCGAGATAGTTCTTCTCACCGGTGATAAGCGGGATTTCCCTCGGGTCTGTTGCGTAAAGCAGCTTGATGCCGGCGGGAAAGTATTGGAATGTGTAATCATCCTGAGACAGGGTCAGGAATGCCTGTGCCATATCTCCTGAGCCTTCTCCGTAGAAGTCAACCTGGATGCAGTACTCTGTCCGGGTACGGGTTTCGTTCTTTCCGTCTTCCCCTTCGCCGTAATAACGGTGTGCATTGGTCGCCAGAGCCTTTTTCCAGACATCCGACATCTGGATGAAAGTGCCTTGCGGCATGGAGACATCGTTGACCTGCCCACGGATGACGGTGCACTCGAAACAGGACGAAAGGAATCCGCCCAATGCCCGGTAAACGGCATCGTCTGTGATGTTTGGTGAAATCATTGTTGAACGCAGATGACGTGGCACCAGTTGTCCCACGTTTCAGCCGAATGGACGACCTTCCATGTCGTGGGTTCGATGCCTTCGAATTCTCGGAAAACCATCAAGTCACCGCCCCGCATCTGGCGGAACGAGATGCCCATGGAATTGGCTGACAGATAGACAGACCGCATAACCCCAGCGATGTTCAGGTTGTTCATCTGACGGAGCATTTCGTCACCGACAGACTGGACATTTCCCTTGCATATAATTTCCTCGTATGCGGGAACCTGTTTGAAGTTTTCGTCCACGGTCCATCCGGTAGAACGCCGCCAGATGATTTTCTGGTCTGGATTGATGACCTGGATGCAGGCGTTTGCTATTTCCCTGAGATTCATGTTTCAGACTCCAATGAATAGCCCTCGCCGATGTCATAGTCATATGAGATAGAATCCCGCATGACACCTGAATCAACCAGTGTGCGGATTGTGTCCGCTCCACCTTTGATGGATTCACCGTTTGAATCTTTAAGACGGGCAAGTTTCCTTTTGTAGGTTGACTCAGCATTCGGTGGGGGCATATTGGAATCGATGGTTTCAAGGATGCCTGTCTGCATTGCTACGCCCATCTTGTCAGCAACCGTTTCTAGGTCTGCCCTACCCTCGAGGTAAGCAACGCCCATTTTTCTGAGCCCTTCTGCCCATTCATCAGCCTTGTTTACCAATGTGGTACGCAGAAACGGTCTCGCAGGACTGGTGGATGTTCCGTACTCGTTGTACATGGCAACCTCGGCAACAGATTTTCCATCCACGTATGTCGCGCCAAGAACGCCTGCCCTGACCTTGAGACCTTTAAGCTTTTTGATACGGGAGACGATGTCATTGATGCCCATTGTCACCCCCAAGGATGATAGTTAGGCAGCGAAACCATCCTTCCGCCCCATGTACGATACCGCTTAATCAACTGCCAAAAGGTTGAACCGCATGGGGTCTGGTTGAACCATTCCCCTCCAAGATTGTTCAGCGTCCCATATGAAACGTTGACTGAACCCTCGCCAGCAGAAGCCACAGGACCGGATTGGTTAGGGTCACGGATAGCCATCGTTGCGAGATGACAGGTCAAGGCATCCAGCACAATCCCCCTGTCCATGACACCGTTTTCAGGATCATACGGCACAAAGGAATCCTCTGTGTTAGGGATAATCGCGCAGGCGACATCGAACTGATACTCCAATGCCTCATCGGAGATTTTGTCTTCGGTGAAGAATGGATGCCTGTTGCGGAAGGCTGTGACATTGAATTCGACAATCATCGTTCCTTGTCTTCTTTGGTTGCGGTTTTCTTTGTGTCAACCGGCTCAAGACCTGTCTTCAGGTTTTCTTTCTCCTTTGCCTCTGCCCGTGCATCCGCTTTGTCAGCGGCGGCAAAGATGAATCCGCCTTTGAACAGTTTTTCGTTCGGGTCAGAGCCATACTTAGCTTTGATAGCGTCCCAATCCTTGCGGGAGATGATGGTTTCACCGAAAGCGTGACCAGAATCAAGGACATCGCCGTTTACACCCCTCAGACGGCTGTTATGCCCTCTGATGACGATTGGACGGTTGTCAATCTCAAAAATCTTGTCGTGATGGGAACGGAAACAGACCGTCACCATTTCAGACATTTTTTCTGTCTTGATGGATGGAGCCTTTCTGGTATAGGCACGTTTTTTCGGGATTTCAGGAGTTTCGATAGTCGCCATGGTTTTCTTCCAATAAAAAAAGCCACCCGATTGGATGGCTTGGATATAAGAAAGATATCTTAAGGATATCTGAGACAGGTATGAAAAACCCCGCCGGAGCGGGGTTGGTTTAGATGCCGGACATCACTGCGAATGCGGCTGGCAGACGCATGATGAAGCCGTAGGTGGATGCGCTGAATTTCTGACGGAAGGAACTCAGCTCAGGAATCAGACGACCCTGACGGATTTTTTCGCCGAAAGCCAGTTCACCGGTACGCTGACCGACTGCTTCAGTGCAGACCATCATCATGATTTCACCGGATGCGGTGTTGCACTGTGGGACGGTTTCAATGGTCAGGCTTGGGAATGCCTTTTTCAGCATGTCTTCAGCAGAGACGTTGAAATCAGTTGCAGATTTCAGGTAAACAGCACGACCCGGGGAGAGCAACAGCTTCATTGGGGTATTTTCATCAACCAGACCGTTCATCTGACCCTGCAATGCAGAGAACAGTTTCAGAACGTCCTGATAAATGGCTTTGGTGCCACCGGATGCCAGAGCCAGCTTGGAAGTCCAAGTAACTGCGGAACTAACAGTATCTGGGGAGATTGCCGCTGGCAGGTTAGGGTCATTCAGCAGACCGTAAATGCGTTTGCCTGCGACACCGGACAGGTAGAATGTGTTGCTGTCAATCGCAATCTGTTCAGCAGCAGAACGCTGTTTGCCGGAAACCAAGTCCAGTTTTGCCTGTGCAGACATATCGACTTCACGGTCACCATAGGTAATGGTGGTCTGGAAGATGTACTGGTCACGGATGTTCCATTCAGTGTTGACACCAGCGGATGGACCATCGCCGTAATCAGCGTATGGACCAGTGGAGCCGACATATTCCATTGCTGGATACTGATAGTTTGCAGTGGTCCAGTCGCCGACTTTCTTTTCAGAGAAAATGCGGGTAGCCGCACGTTTCGCAGTCAGCACTTCGATTACGTCTGGAGAGACGTACTGAAGCAGGAACGATGGAACAGTGGTGTTCGGGGTGGTGGTGAGGGCTGCGTCCTGTGCCATCGCTTTTCGGGCAGTTGCAGGGGTCAGCCAGTCACGGGAATACTGGAAGTTGAAGCCTTTTGCTTTAACTTCGTGGATAGATGGATTCATTGTGAAAAACTCCTTTTTCTTACCAGTTGCCGATAACAATCACATCGCCGATTGAGCCGCCTTCAATGACCGTCCAGCCGGTATCGACAGTTCCTTCACCTGCGGATGCACCAGTAGAGACAGAACCATCGGTGGTGGATGCCAGAACCTTCTGACCTGCGGTTGCCGCAGTAGTGGAGACTGCATAGCAGTAACCGCGTTTGATGACGGACAGACCGGAACCTGCTGGAATGGTCATGGTTGCCCCAACAGCCAGAGATTCGTTGTTGTACTGATAAACGCGCTGGACAAAGCCCAGAACAACGGAACCAGTATTCTTTGCCTGATTCATTGGGTCAGTACCGGCAAAGCAGAATGCGCCAGCGGTGACTTCAGTTTCAGCGATTGGATTTACGGCGGTATAGACTTTGTCGGTGACATTGACCAAATCGCCTGCTACGCCAACTGCATAATTGATGTTGACCTGTTTCTGTAAAGCCATTTTCTTTCCTTATTTGATATCGTTCAGACCAGCGAATGCGCCAGACCACTTCGTATGTTCAACAAGATTTGCATCTTGCGCCATCTGGACTTCACGCTGTTTGACCAGAATGTTGAAAACGTCCTTCGCAGAAGCCTTGGTATAGGCACTGGAAGAGACACCCATTTCCTTCAATGCGTGCATATAGATTTCAGGCACGGAATCGAATGCCATTGGCTTGACGTTGCCAATCACCTTGGAAACCTCTGCGGCGGCTTCGAACTGGGCTTCAAGCTGTTTGGTGGCTCGATCGATAGCGAAGTTGATGGCGGAGTCATGTGCCAGTTTCCGTTCTTCAGCACGTTCGCCATTCTTTTCACCATCCTTCATACCCCACGAGAACCCTTTAGCGAATGCCGCTTTCACAGCAGGGTCGTCTGAATCGATGCCGCATTTTTCCCATGCTTCATCTGCCGCAGAATTTGCTTCGATGAAAGCACTTGGATCGATTTCTTCATCTTCAGAAGTTTCTTCTTCGTACTCTTCTTCATCGAAGTTTTCTTCTTCGGCTTCGTCCTTAGCCTCACCTTCATCTTCTTTTTCGATGACCTCTTCTTCCTTGATGGCATCGACAGGGTCAACTGGTGGGTCTTTTACCTCGTCTTCATCTTCAGAAACCTTTTCTTCAACGACTTCTTCTTCAGCCATTTCATCAAGGATTGAATGGAGCTCTTTCAGTTTTTCGGGTGGAATAACATCCCCAAGGCTTTCGATGATGGCTTTAACCTTGACGACCTTGTTATCTTCGTCTTCGGCAATGTCATCTTTCATCGGGTCGTTGTCCCATGCCCCTTTGAAAAAATTTTTCAGTTTCAACATAACTGATTGCTTTCCTCTTGGTTGGTGGATAATCTGGGCGTCGGCAACGACCACATCTGGTCCCGCACGTCCCTCTTCAACAAGGGCAACATGGTTGCCCCTGATGTTACGCATGACAAAGTCATACGCCTGACCATCAAACTCCCCTTTCGTGAAGTCTGGGTCGTACTGGTAGGCACTTGAGATTTGTCTGCAAGTACCATCCTGAACCGCCTTGATTCCCGTTTTATCGGTAATACTCAAGACGTTATCTATGTAGGGTGCATTCCAGACGGCTGATGTACCGACTGAACCAACCCTATATTCTTTCTGCGGCTCTTCCGCACTTTCTGGGTGATGATGCAAGAGCAAGGGAAGCCCGTTAAAGGTGCTTAAGCCTTTCTGAAGCTCTTCTGCTGACCGGTATCCGTAATAGATTTTCTTTGGGTCAAGTCCAAACCTCTCAAAATCTGGAATCTCGAAACCGTAGTACGGAGCCACCTGTTCCTTGGTGATGTGGCATCCATCCACATGAAGAAATCCGTTATCATCGAAACGGCGTTTCGTGGACGCATCAAAAGCAAGGGGAGGCTTGTATGCCTCCCCAATATTTTTTATTTCCATAATTTTTGCTTTTTAAGGGTGTTTTTCAACGTTTTGAAGAAGTTTTGAAAGCCATGATGAATAATCCGAGTCAGAAATAAAAAAACCTCTCAAAATCATTTTTTGAAAGGTTTTGGACGACATTGAAAAAATAGACGACTACCAGTCATCTATCCTGTTACCTTCGTCATCGTACTCATGGAAGTATCCGCTTTCTGCGTCTTCTTCCTCCAGTTCTTCATCTGTGAAGTCACGTTGAGGCTTTGAATAATACTCATCAAATTCTTTTTTGATACGAGCAAGTTCTTTCTTAGAGAACCGTCCTTTCTCTACTGCTTCATCACCAGTAACTTTCTTGCCTGTCATTTCATCATCCTTATGTCGCCAGTTATCGAATACTGATGGCGGAATGTAAGAAGACAATGCGACTGCACGGGTGTTTCCAAGGAATTCCGAAACGTAGTCACCGACCTTGTTCTGGATTTTCTTGAATTCCTTTTCGGTTTCAGCAGGCTTCATCTCCGCAAGTTTTTCTTTTGCCTTGTTCATCGCAAGACGTGTACGCAAGTCTTTCGGCTTACCGCCGATCTTGCTCATGCAGTCCTGCAAGTCACGTTCGTTGCAACTGAAAAGCTGACCGTTGTCACCAACCTTCTTCTTGCGTTCCAACAACATCTTGCTCATTGTATCTGGAACCTTAAGATTAAGGTTAACACCTTTTTTGCCGACAAACTTCAGAAAGACTTGCCCATAGTCTGTGACAACGTTTTCTCCGCGAAGCGTGGTTGCACCAAGAGCCTCTTTTTCTGCACCAGTGTCACGTTCTGAACCGGGACGAAGCCCCATCTGCTCGATGAGTGAAATACAGTCCGCAGTATCTTTCTGTCGCTGGTTTCCTTTTTTCAACTCGTTAAGAATCTGATCAAGGGCTCCTGAAGATATACGGGCATCAAGCTGTTGAACCCTGTCTATCTTCTTATTCTTCTGTTGAGCGGTGTACCACTGGCTGTATTTTTTCTGCGGTCTTTGTTTTGAATCTAGCCCCCATGCCAGTAACCTGCCGTTAGGGTCTGGGTTCACCACGACATCTGTCCACGCAGGCGGTATATGAAGGTTTTTGATATGTTCAGGGAATTTTTCCTTTGGAATTGACACAAGCCCTTCATTGCTGGGAGGGGATGGTTTCTTTCTGGTTTTTTGACTACCGGACACCTCTTCTGGAGACATCCCGTTAAACTGTCCACCCATTCCAGCATCAATCTCACCAGTAGCATTGTCGATATGATAATGCTGACCGTTTTCGTTCGTCCGCCAGCCATCAGGATCAAGATGTTTGTCCATCGCAAGTTGTCGAACAAAGTATCGGAACAGTTCGTCTCTTGTTATCTGATATAGCATTTTTATAGATCAAAAAAGTTTGCTGGCAAGATAGCTCTACACGAGCATCGGCAGTTTATGAGCTGACCGGGCATAACCCTTTCTTTTACAGAAGAGTCGTACATCCCTGCCTCTTGCCCATCTAACTTGAATGTCTTGTTGTGCATAGCAACATGCGTTGGTCGAGACGTTTTTCTGCCTGCAACATGAACCCACACAGCTTCCTTGATGCCGGCTTGGATGTACCTTGCACGGTTAATCGCTGATGTTGCTTTCTGTGTCTGGTCTATTGCTATCGTCTTTGCCCTGCGCTTTGTAATACCAAAGCCATGTTCCAGTTCCTTCTGGATGTAGTGGATATCCCTGCCGTCCTGAACGCCTCTCTGGACGATTCCTGACACCCTGTCTAGGGCTTCTTGTGGGATGGTCTTGATGAGGTCAACCTGTATCTGCCTGACCGAGTTCAGGACATTCTTGACCGTCTTGTCCTTGCTCCAGTCAACGTTAAATCCAACCTCTGCTAAGGAACGCTTGATGGCATTGCTGGATGTGGCGTTGACCTGCTTGACGAACTTCGAAGCAATCCAGTCAGCCCTATCATTGAATGTTGCCGTCCACTGGTCACGAAGTTCATCGATAGCTTTTTGAAGCAAGATGGCATTCGCTCCCTTCTTGTAGGCGGCTGGTATCCACCAAGAAATCGAGTCTCGTAATCTATCGACTAGAGACTCAATCTGTTTCCGATACCAGACACGAATACCGGGATTTACTTTGACGGCACGAGCTGTTTTGGGTTTCTTTTTTGCCATTTAGGTTAATAAGAGCCTTCTTCTGCGTGATGCCTGCGAACCACTTCTGCCGCATTCATAACACCGCTTCCACGGTCCTGCAGGTCTTTGAGCAGAACTTCCATGCCCTTGCGTCGCATACGGCTGTCGTCTGACCACTGACCTCTAGCATCTGCATCAAGATCACGAATTTCCTGCTGGATGTCTTCTATACCCTTATTGATTTCAGCTAGATATTTGTCTTCAATCTTATCTACCTCTTCTGGCGAAGCTCCAATCATCTTGTTGTATCCGAACTGGAAAGAAGGAGATGAGTTTCTATCAGCAGGATACTTTTCCAGCATTTTTGCACGACGAATGTTTTCATCTGTTTTCTGGAGCTGAGAATGGAAATCGGAGCCCTCTTTGTTCAACTGTCGTTTATAGAATGATTCCACAGATTCAGGCTTACTGCTGTCTGTCCGACCGAAAGAACCTTTGGAAGACATTTCAGCCTTGGATTTGCCGTACGGGCTAGGGCTTGATGCCTTTCCATTTTTTCCAGAGATGCCGCGCCTCTTCATTTCATCGTTGAGATGAGAAACAGCAATTTTGTTGTAAGCCTTATCACCTTTATTCAATGAATTATCATTCTTATGATACATCAACTGATTTTTTAGTTCGGCATCAGACATTCCTTTTATTGAAGAAAAGAATTCAGGATTTGCCGAAATCTTTGAGTAGAAACTCTCAGCACTTTTTTCATCGAGATTGTTCTTTGCTTTCCTTAAGTCGTCGTGTATAGACATTACTGCTTCAGCAACATTCTTGTTGTAAAGTTCATTCTGCCCTTCTGCTTTATATTTACTTGCTTGATTTAAGAAATACTTGACCGTTCCTTCTCTTTCTTTAGGAACATTTTTCATCAGATTTTCATATTCAGAAGATGAACCACCCACACCAGAAGAACCTTTGGAGGATTTTGAAGAATCAACCTTCTGACCATTGAACTTGCCACCCATGCCAGCATCAATCTCGCCAGTGGCGTTGTCAATGTGGTAGTGCTGACCGTTCTCATTGGTGCGCCACCCTTTGGGGTCGAGTGTCTCATCTTGCGCCAGACTGCGAAGAAGGTACATCCTCAATTCGTTCTTATTTATTGTCATGTTCATCCTCTTAACTGGTCCAACATCGCTTTATGGAAAGCAGCCCTGCCACGGTTATATCCGTGGTATTTCTTATGGCTGTCGTACTCGGAAGAAAGTCCCATCCACCACTTTGCATCCTTCAACTGCTCTTTATGGTAGGCAGGGTCGTTCATCTTCCCTGCTTTTTCTGCTTTCTGGCGAGCCATATCATGCCCATTCTGTTCCTGTGGATTCAATTCCTGAACGGAAGGGATGCTCATCGATTCTTTCTGTGGCACTGCCTTACCCTGCATTTCTTTCTTCTGTGGTCCATGTTCCTGCGGTTCAGGAGCTTTCCGTTCCGGTTTTGGTGCCGGTTCGGATTTCGGTTTTCCTTTCAGCCTTGCGGCTTCGATTCGTTTGGCACTCCGTTGAGCATCCTTCTCGCCGTTCCTTCTCTTCCGTTCCCCTGTGAGAACATCTATCTTTTTTTGGATTTCGGCAACCCTGCTTTCATCATCGCTGTACTTCTTCAACATCGAACGATGATGGTTCAATCTCTGCTGAATCTGGGCTCCTGACAGTTCCGAAAGTTTCACGACCTTTTTCTCTGCTTTAGGAGCCGTCTGCTTCGCTGGTTTTCCCCCTTTCCTGCGCTTACGTTCTCCGGTAAGGGCATCAATCTTTGCTTGGATGGCTTTCTGCTTCTCCGGATTGCCCTCTGCTTTGCGGAACTGTGAACGATGATGGTTCAGACGGTACTGAATCTGTTGAGGGGACAGGGAGGACAACTTGATCTTATTGGATTTTTTATTTCCTGATGGTTTTACAGTCTTTTCTCCATTGAACTTGCCGCCCATGCCGGCATCTATTTCACCGGAACTCTTATCGATGTGGTAATGTTGACCGTTCTTGTTCGTCTTCCAGCCATTTGGGTCTAAATCCTTGCTCATCATTCATTCCTTCGTTCATTGATTCTTCTGGTGGTTCCGGCAAATCGTCAGGGTCTATGTTTAGACCACTGTTTTCATCGTTCGCAATAAACTGACGGGCTTCTTCTTGGGAAATAATGTTCCTATCAAGATAGGAGCCAACGGTGTCTGCCTTGGTCTTCTGGATGTTTGCAATCGCCTGTTCATCATCATCACCAAGTTCGTTCCACTCAAATACCATGCTTGGGTCAACTTTTCCGAACGCATGGAGCTGAAGGCAATGAAGGATAACTCTCATTCCATCGCCGAACAGTTTTTCCTGCTGGCTTCTGATATGGTCGTAATAGTTCCGGATATCACTTTCGCCTGTAGCGTTGAAACCAGACGGAGAAATGCCAAGCAGTTTGACTGCTGGAGTCCGGTTGATACAGGCAAGGAATTCCAATGCCTGCCGACCGACATCCGTCAGTCCTGTCATCGGAACAGAGATGTTGACAACATCCTCTTCCTCTTTGTCAATGGCTACGCATGAACTGTTGTTCCGATACTTCGCCATCAATAACATACGGCGGTCGAGGTCTGCCGTCCCACCCTTCTGGAATAGGGTTTCGGTCATGTTGGTCTTGACCACTGTCATGGACTGCTTTGTGACCAGTTCAGCGGTTGCCTCACGGCACTGACCAAAATGAATAACATAATCCCAAAGAATCTGAGCCTGTGCGATGCCGAGGAAATTGTAAGCTGGCTTGAACAGTTGGGGAACCTCATTCGCCACAAACCGGATGAGGCGCGATGCGTGAACACGCTTTCCCATAACCCACCAGAACCGTGGCTTGTAGAAGTCATCCCGCAATGGGTCGATGGAGTTGTAATCGCCTGGAAAAACATTGATAGGGTCGATTAGACGAAATCCCTTAACCTTATCAATCCCAACCTCATCTGATTTACTTGTCAGGTTTAGCGGAAGCTGAAGCGTGTTGTCATCTGCCCCCGTATCGATGAAGACCAGACAACCGCCGAAATATCCAACAAACTCAGCAACCTGATGAAGGAGTTTCCTGATACTGAACCTGTCCAGCAAGGCGGTCATTTTCTGGACCACTTCGGTATCGTCTTCTTCCTTGATTTTGACAACACCGAATTCCCGTGTCATATCATCAGCGACGGTTTCAATACAAGCCCTGATAAGACCGTTCTGTGAGATGTCCTGAAGTGCAGGATAACCCATGAACGAAGCGATGGACGGCATCTGTCCTAATTCAAGGGAATGCCCCAGCAGGGTCATGGAATTGGATATGGCGTGATCTTGGGCGGTAACCGTCTTTTCATCTGGTTTACCCAAGGTTTCAGCCGCGCGGAATTTATCGTTCCAGTTAAGGAACGTTCCCTCTTCCATTTCACGGATGCTGAATTTCCTGCGGGATGGTTTACGAAGTGTTGTCTTTCTCATTTCAAACGGAGCGCCATACGGCGTTTCATAACTGGTTCAACCGCATATCTGATAGCGTCTATGTAATGATTGAACGCATCTACAATGGTCGGCAGGACATCTCCGGAAAGCCTGTCCACTTTGTAGGAATACTTACGGAATTCTTCAATCGTTGCCCTGCATCTGGAATGGATAATGATTTTTTTATAAGACCTGAGATGCTGGATGCCGTCCTCAATGGAACCCCTTCCCTTTTCTGCTGGTCTTATTCTTGGGAGTCCTTTCCGTCTTAGAAAACTGATTGATTCCGGACGGGCTGAATCTGCCCTGCTGACATATTTTTCGAAGTTCTGTATTCGACGACAGATGTAATCTTTTGTCTCATCTAATTCCAGACCAATCCTGCCAGCCTCATACTCAATATAGAAATAGTCTTCATGAATCCAGCAACGAACAGCTGCGGTCGGGTCTTGGGCGAAACCAAAGTCGATACCCTGATACGGTCCATCCCAATCCGGTTGAGATTCAAAGTCCCTGATTTCGTATTTCTCAGCGAAGACCTGAGCGGCTGAGTTCTGTCTGTATGCGCCTTCCCATATCCACGCATAAGTCGCATCATCCAGCCTTCTACGGTCGTTCTCTCGTTCTTCATCGAGGACTTTAGGGAACCATGGGTTGTCGTTATAGTTCAGCTCAACAATCCGAGAACCTTCCGGAGGACTCTTTCTGAATCGACTGTCTGTTGGAGAACCGTCCCTTTCAGGATTCCATGTTATCCATACTTCGGAATTATCAGAGCGGACAGTAGGAAGAAGTTTCTGCCATGCTATTTCAGATACGCTTTCTGCTTCATCAATCCATGCGATAAGGATTCTTGCTTTGGATTTGATGGAATCCAGGTTGTTACGGAGACCAGCAAACTTATACTCAATCAATCGATCATACGAACGGACAAATTTATCGCCGATTTCGTAATACGTCTGAAGAAATGGATAAAGACGGATTGCCTGTTTGATTTCCTCAAGAGATGAATCTTCGAGGGAGTTCATGTACTCACGGGCGCAAAGGATGCCGCCTGCGATACCCTGTTTGCCGAACATGTAACCCCTGACCGCAGTCATCAGGGCGAAGTTCTGTGTTTTCCCAGAACCGCGACCGCCGTACGCCCCGCGGTAACGGGCATCGCCAGTGAAGACATCAATCAGTTTCGGCGGTATCTGAACTAGTGTCTTCGCCATCAATCCTCCCGACAAGCTGAATGACTGAAGGGGAAACCATCGACCCATCTGGGCTGGTCATTTCAATGGCGTTCGTTTCTTTCATGCCAAGACGGACTTTGTGCAGAAATATCAGCGCACTCAGGTTCGGTTCAACAATATAACTACCGTTTTCGTCTTTCTTCCCAACAGCCAACTGGTACAGCGTCTGGCGAAGCACATTGTCAGCACGGATTTTCCCTGAATCCAACTCCTCCCTGTACAGCTTGCGCAGTGTATCGACACCGATTCCGATTTCAGATGCTATCTCTGCCTGAGTGGCACCAATCGCCGAACGTT